GACAACCATCCCTAGCGTAATCAAGTAACACTAACAACAGAAGCCTTTGTCCTGACTTTAATCCGTCTAATCTAAATGCCCATCCATGATGAGCAAACGACATTAGAGCTTACCTGTGGCTGCATTTTCAATGGCTTCTCTACAAGATGAATCTAAGTTTGGTCTAGCCAATACCCAATTTGCCCAACCAACATCATTCTTAACAACATCTATAAGTTCTTTACCTTTGTATTCAGACCAGGGTGTTCCCTCTTTACCACCAATTACAACTTTCCAAACTCCATTTTCATCCTCTTTACATGGTGTAAATGGTGCATCAGGATCGTATTGTCTTTTTGGTTGTTCTTGAATCTGATTTGGTTTCCATTCAGATTGTTGTTGTGGTTCGTCTGCATACCTTACAACATCATCATCCTGACTAAAGATACCAAAGCTATTGCTTGCATACCTAATACCCAAGACATAAGCCCTCTTGTATGCCATAGCCAATCCTCTTTGCCTAGCACCTTTCATGTTGCCAAGTATCTCTCCATTATCCCAAGTACCAACTCCCGTACCTACAACCTTTCCATCAGACTCAACGATGTCCAATATAATTGTAATCTTGCAACCTTCACCAAACGGCTCTTCGTTGATTTCTTTTAGTGTTGCGTTAAGCCCAAACTCTTCTGCTAACTTTGCTGCACCACCTACCCAAAGGAAATCTGATGTTTTGCCCTCAATCTTGCCAAAGTCAACTCCTTCTTTCATTGAGTTTTTTAGCTTGTTAGATCGTTGTAATTTACTTTCAACTATAAATTCTCCTAAATCTTCTGGATGTATATCTTTACTTGCCATTCTTTACCTCCTTATTTGCATGGTGTAGTGTTCGTGTAACCCCATCAACAACGAATTGTCTTACTAAAGCTGATGGTGAATTACCTGTTAGCTTGGCTATTGCTTTTAAATCTTCCCATATTTCTTCTGGGAATAGTATGTGTCTTCCTATCATAGTTCCTCCTTCTTTGAAACTTTTATTGATGATGTAATTTTTTTAGTTGCTTTATCTATTTGATTTGCCAACTCCCCGCCTTGTTTATGAATTTTATTAACTTCAGCTACACTTACCTTTTCAGGTATAGTTTTTATTTCTGTATGTTCAGGAACAATACATCTGTCTAGTTCTTCAGGTTCTACCCACTCCCCTATTGCTGCTCGTAAGTCATCAGGTTTAATAACTTTAGTTGATCCTCTTTTTAGAATCATGTTGTTACCTACTAACTCACTGGCCCAAGTGTTCTCAGATCGTTCCTCAAACTCAATCTCAATCTCTCTTTCTATTTTTGCTTTATCTTCTTTCATTGATTTCATCATGCTATTGATTGTCTCCAACCTGTTAGCAAGAGTATCTATTTCTTGTCTACTTAGACTCATTATTTAACCTCTTTCTTTTTAATTGTTTTTAAATTCATGCCAGTTGTTATCAAGATCTTCTAGTATTTCATCTAGTTCTTTTTGATCCAAGTTCTTATTAAATGGCGATTTATCTTTTTTTATTTCTGTGAAACATTCAGCAACGCTACCACAAGGAAAATTGTATACCTCAACATCATTAGGAAAGTCATGTATCCATGAGGGATCTTGATAAAATATCCAATTACCTTTTTTTATAATGTTTTTACTTTTAACATCTTTGCCAATTCTTTCCCCAAAGTATGTTATTAATTCTTGTTTTGTCATTATGTCCTCCTGTTCTCGTAGTTTCGTTCTTGTATGCTATCTATGTCAGGAGTATCAGGTTTCTCTGGTATTCTTAACTTGAGATCACATTCTTCTAGGAATCTTACAGCTTGTAAGAGTTGAGGAATCATGATGTCATTTGCTGATGAATCTTGAATCTTTTCCATAGCCTGATTCAAGACATTCAGTATGTATTGTTTTGGTGTCAATGTTTGCATTTAACTAACCTTTCTTATTTTTATTTCAAAGTATTCTTTACCATCGTGATTAGATGATTCAACTTTGTAGTGATTGTTTGTAATTTTTTCTATTCTGTATGTAAAGTCTGCATTTGTTGGTACTAATTTCCAAACGATGTCCATTGGTTCATCAAGAATAAATTTTTGAGTACCAGTTAAGTTTCTCCATGTTAAGTCTTTGCCCTCAACATAAACTTTTTTGAATTTGTGTTTTGTAAACTCATCCGTAATATCAGATTGAAAATCATCGTATTCAATTTCATCTGTATATGGTTCTAAGTTTGCTATAATGTTTTTCATTGTTAACCTTTTTTGTTAGTTGATTGATTGTATTTACTTGTGTTAGTGGTCCATTACCTCCTAGTTCAAAATTGCTTGTAATGGGTATTCTACACCCATGTTATGGATTGTGTCAATATTATTCTTGCTCCTTTGTTAGCCCAAAATCACCAACATAGTTTTCAATTATTTTTAATAATTTTGGTTCATCATCTAATGAAATATCAATCTCATCAAATGTATATTTAGTTTCATCTTCAAATGTAATTTTAAAACTTACATTCCAATCTTTTATCTTTTTAGTCATTTTTAATCCTCCAATTTTTGCATATAAGTAAGAATAACTCCCTCTATGCGATCATTTATTTGATTGAAAACATCTTGAGCCGCATCTGTGTAAGATACGCTGCCGTTTTCATGTTCCTCATCTATATCACCCTTAAAAGATAACCTCAGAATCTCATCTGATATATCGCAAGTAAGAGCAATTAAATCAGGTATTGTTATTTGACTTTTTTTAGTCATAAGACCTCCATTTATTGTTTGTGTAAGACTCCCTGAAATATCAGGGAGTTTCTAGCATTAGCCTTCATCAGTTACACTATAAAGCCCGTTACATTTAAGCTGCATTTATTTAGATGTTATGGAATTTAAATTACATCCGTATTTTTTCATCATTTTATTTTCATGACTTGTAATTAAATAGTCATAAACACTATAAAAATAATTTTGATTGGTATTTAATAAATTCCCTGTCTTATCTGTCAAGCCAATACAATTATGATTATATTCATCAATTACATTGTAGTTGCCTATTGTGTCTTTTTTTACTATGTATCTCTCATTTGCCCAATGTACTTGGACTCCGTCATCAACAAGTTTTTTTATTTTTTCACCTGTTGGATTTTTAATTATTACTTTCATGTTTTTAACCTCCATGAATTAGTTTTTAATTGTTTGTAAATTTGGTAATCCGAAGCCCGTAACCATGTTGTTTGTTATGTGTGTGCCGTTCTTGTCTATACAATTCTCATCGTTGCATATTAAACATGGTACGAAAAACTCCAAAATATCCTCTTCTGAATAGTACCAATTTAGCAGCGAATCCCAATCAACTTTAAACGCTACGATATCCGTGTAACCGCCCCGTACATCCGCACCGCCGTGAATTTGTAGATATATTGTGTCCGATTCGTAAATATCGCCTACATAATGAAATTGAATAGTTTGCGATAAATCGCACTCTTCATTGTATGAATTGATCGTTTTTAATTCTTGACCGCCTGAACAATATCCAGATGCAACATATTCATCAATTCCAGCCATATCACTAGCAAGCCCTTCAGATTCTAAGAAACTATTTAAATTGTGGGTTTCTTGTTCATCATAAGTTAGGGAATCGCTTAGATGATGAAACAACGAAATATTTAATAACCATTCAACTTGATTGTCGCCGTATTCGTTTTTTTCAACTTGAAAATGTTTTTCATTTTGAAAATCTTCAAGTGTCTTTTTTTGGTTTTGCTGCCAGTGTCTATTATTTGAGCCGCCACTATCTAAAAAGTGGGTTCCTGTTGACTCTGTAAGCATTTCGTATATTTTTTCTTGTGTGTTCATGATTTTTAACCTCCATGAAATTGTTTGCATTTATGGATTATACCAATCCATTTAATTATTTGTAAAGTATTTCGTTAATTAAGTCCGATTCAGTCGGGCTAGTAATGATTTTTATTATTTCATTATCCATTTTTTTAACCTCCATTTTTTATAAATTGTTTGTGTTTTATAGCCCGAAAAAATCGGGCTATTTCAGTTATTAAAACCTCATCAGAAACACTATAATTTTGCTTCAAACTCTTCAAGTTTTTTTTGCTGCTCAAGTTTTTTATTTAATTTCTTAAGGTGTTTCTTAGCCCCTTTTTGCAAAGTCTGAGCCCACTTAATAAGTTTTTCTAGTTGCTCAGTGTCATCAGAAATGAATACTTCAAAATCTGTATGATATCTTGCTTGTGATAATTCTACTCTTCTTGGGTTGTCAATTCTAAACCTCATTACATTTAAGTTTTCAGAATGAGCATTAAAAACATCATCAGGTTTTAAACCGAATAAATCCCCGCTGCTATCAAGCAAAATGTTGTTTTCTTTTTTATTGTTTTCCATGTTTTTTACCTCCATGAAATTGTTTGTTTGCTGCTGGTTTCATCGTTTCCGAATCATCAGGGATAATACACATTATCCAACCTAGCACCTCCATTTTATGAATTATTAAAATTGTTGTTTTCACATACATTCTTAATATCTTCATATGCGATATTTTTAGTATAAATAATATTGTCTGTACAGAAGCCGCAAGTTTCTGTAATTGCTTGCAATCTTCTGAACTGTTCCCACAGATTAATTAGTAATTCATCTTGAGAAGCTGCATTGAAACGCTTCTTTAAATTCTTGTAAGTGATATCAGATTTATTTATTTTAACTTTTTTCATTTTTTAACCTTCTTTTTAATGGCTTGTTTATGTGTTCTTAGAATCCATATTAATTGATAGAAATATTAAAAGTCAAATTTATTTTTTAAAATTATATTTTTAGGTTTAGAAGAGTAGGGGAGTTATTAATATTTTGGCTGCTAACTATTTCTTTACATGGTAAAAATTATTAACTATTTATTGGCTATTTTTTGAGCATAGAACGGGCTTTTAATTTATTAGTAGGGGATTGATAGGGGATTACTTTTAAAGCTCTCCCCTGCTGCTATTTATAAAGAAGGATTTTTTTATTTTTTTTGATATTTTCTTGTTACCATCTCCAACCCTTAGAAGGCTACTCTATGAGAAGAGGGAAAATTAAGGGGAAATTATATATGTGATCTAGTTACTACAGTGTTGTTGTTTATTGTAGGTTTAAGATTGTTTAAACCTAAGTTATGCATATTATTTATACTTAAATTATATATATTTATGCTGCTTTGCTTAGGTTGCAAACTGCCGCCGATAGACCGACTGACATATATAGTATGTATATGAGGTAGTCAGAGTGTTGAAATACTATTTTTAGATATAGGCCACCCCTTATATATATACCTAAAATCGCTAACTTTTCTGATTAATACAAGCATTGGTATTCCCGTCCCTATACCCCTTGCATAATCCTGGCAGCGGAGCTATCCCCACCAGTGAAAGTAACCATGTAGGTCTTGGTCTTTTTTGGGTGACCTGGTTCACCTACTCCGTTACTGTGCGGTTACATTAGATGTAAAAAATAGTATACTGATGATAAATAAATGGTCAAGTGGGCCATTATGTTTTAGCCCTATGGAGGATATATGGCTATACAAAATATGCTTGCAAAAAGTAGTTCAGGAGTCTCTGAAATAGAGAGACGAGTATTGAAGGCTATACCTGAATGGAAGAAATGGACTAGGCAGCTTAAACAAGTCTATGTACTACTCCCCGTCTTTGGATCTAGTGACCAAGGTATAGAAGAGATGTGTGATGAGTTTGGTTGGAATAAAAAGAAACTATTAGACAAGATAGAAGACGATCAGACATTTAGATTAAAACTTGCTCAATACAGAGATACGGACTCCTACCCTATCTTTCCTGGATCTAAGAAAACATATATTAAGAAGTCACATCTAGATACTGTGTATGCTCACGAATCAGCTGTTCTTAGTTTTATGCATTTAGAGAGAGCAAAGGCTCAAGGAAGTGCTGGTGTTAACTTTGCACTTAAGATGATGGCTAACGGATATTTAGAACACATGGAGCCTGTCTCTTCAAGGCCAGAGATAAAATACTTTTTGGAAGACGAAAGACAACCTGGCATAGTGCAAGACAATGGTCATGTACCAGAAGTTGATTACTCAGGAGATGGGCTTCCTGAATTATGATATGGATAGGAGAAATAAATGGCTAACCTATATGAAGCGTATCCTTGGCAAAAAGAAATGCACGAGTCAAAAGCTAAAATTAAATTTGTACAGGCTGGAAGACGAGCAGGTAAAACTAGATCTGCTCTACAGGAAGCATTACGACAAATCAGAGAAGCATCAATAAACCCTGTACAGTTTCCAGGTAAGAAAGAAAAGTTAACCGCAGAACAAGCAGGACTTGTACCTCCTATTCATATTTGGACTGTTGCACCTACAAGAGCTCAGATGATGCAGGTATGGAATGAGATGCAGGCCTTTATTCCAAAACACATAGTTCGTAAAACGAGAACCAAAGCACAAGCTGGTGGTAGAGGTGGTGGATTTAAACAAGATGACTTACATGTATGGTTAGATTTAAAAGATGAGAAAGGCAACTGGTTACCCAACAGATGGAGACAATCTGTATTTTGGGAACTTAAGTCTGCTGACAACCCTGAAGGATTACAGACTGTAGGTCTTGATTTTCTACACATGGCAGAATCCCAAGACATCAAAGAAGCTGCGTGGAACAAGGTCAGACCTACACTTAACTCTCCTGGAAGATTGGGTAGGGCCATTGTTGAGGGTGTTCCTCCAGAGAGTTCTCAGCATTGGTTTGCAAGGAACTTTAAGATTGCAAAGGAAACCCCTTCTACAAGAAGACAGGCTTTTCACGCATCCACCTTTGACAACCCCTACCTTACAGAAGATGACAGACTTGAGATTGAAGAAGAGAAAGGATCTCTTACTGAGGGTATATGGGAGAGATTCTACATGGCAAAACAACCAGAGGGAGCAGGTAACTTTTTTAGAAATATAACAAAGGCATACACCAAAGATGCCTACGAACTTATGCAGCCACTTGAAGAAGCAAGTTATGTTGCAGGTCTTGACTTAGGTAGAGCCAATGATCCAACAGTCATGGTAATCAAAGATAGAATGACAAGAACATCCGTATTTGCTGTAGAACTTACAAAGACTGATTGGTCACTTCAGGTAGAAACAATCAAGAATGAAGCTATTAGATGGAACATAGAAGAGGTCTACATGGACTCAACAGGACTGGGTGGTAAACTGGGAGAAGATGTGCTGTATCGTGAATTACTAGAACATTCTATTCCTGTAATAGGATACAACTTTACACCAAGTAAAAAGTATCAGTTGTTCTTAGATTATGCATTGTCACTTGAAAAAGAGACTGTTGCATTTCCACAGAGTTGGGGTAAACTAATAAGTCAGTTAGAAGATATTGCTCATAGGGAAACGGCAAATCGAGGTCACCAGTTCTATTCGGTGTCTGGAGGTAGGGATGACTGGGTTGATGCAGAATGTTTAGCTTTAATGGCTTGCGATCCTGCACAAGAAGTCATGGAACTACTTACAGCTCCTAGATCAAAACGAGGTATTAAACCTCTAAATAGCAACTACAGAAGCAAGGGATCGAGGATCTTGAGGTGGAGAGAAGAGAGAAAACTCCTTGCCATGGAAGAAGAAGGAACTAAAGCCTTATGACAATGAGTTATGGTTCAGGTTCTGGCAGCAGTGTCAACCCTGAAGAAGAGATAGCACGAGAGGGTGCTAATCCGTTAGAAGAGCCTTTACTTACTATTGAGTGGGTAGAGAATACTCTTGAAAGCGGAAGAAGAAAATTTGACACATTCTACGACAACTGCGAAGAAGCCGAAGATTTTTATTTATCAAACTTTGATTTTTCAGTTCCAGAGACAGGTTCACAGATAAGACTTGGAACTGCAAGTTCAACAATCAACACACTTGTTGCTCACGTCACACCACAATTTTTAGATATATCAGTACCACCACCAGGCCCTAAAGGAAGTGCAAGAGCAGAACTGCTTGAGAAGTTTCTCAGGGGTGCGAATCATATGCTTGAGCAGTTCTCACCAACAAGAAGAGAAACAGCAAAACACATGGCACTTTATGGAGTTGCCTTTGAAAAGACTGAATTTGCAGCCAACAGATGGGAAGAGTTTCCTGAGCCACCAGAAGATGGTGACATTGGTAATTATCAAGAGCAACTACAAGATGTACTTAACAGAAGAAATATAAACTGGCCTATAACCTCAACTTGCGTAAATCCCAAGATGATGGTTTGGGATATCAACAATATACAGAACCCACGATGGGTGATGCACTTTTACGAAATTGATGCATCATGGGTAAAAGCTCACTTTCCGTCATGGGATGGACCTGTAGAAGGAACAGTGGAATTTGTGGAAACCTGGACTCACAGTCAAGTATGTTACATGGCTGAGGGCAAATTCGCATTAGAGCCGAAGCGACACGGCTACAAGACTTTGCCTTTTACAATGTACTGGCCCCACACAGGTCTAATGAGTGACGGGTATGATCCCGAAAAACTCTACAGAGGAATACTGCATGGTAACTTTGATATGCTTAGAGCAGAATCAAGACTTGCATCTCAGTACCTAGATATTGTTGGTAACAGTGCTTGGCCTACTAGAGACTTTAGAGGTCCTCCTGGTATTACAGAACAGGTTATGGAACAGTACGAAGAGACACCTGGTGCTAAGAACTTCTTACCTCAAAACGTAAACATAGAAAGAGCAATCACACCAGATCCACCGAGTTCTATTGTGGTTGCACAGCAGATGATGCAACAAGCTATTGAGGATAACACTGCACCTGCCGTATCAAGAGGTCAAAGACCAACTGGTGCTGCAAGTGGTTATCATACGGCTGTATTAGCAGGTATAGCTGCACTTAACTTTGGTGCGTATGTAGAAGCAGCCCAGAGAGGATTACAAGATAGAAACTCTATTATCTTGCACATTATCGAGAATGTAATTCAAGACAAGGTAACTGTATTTGGTAAAACAGAAACAGGGCCTATGGATGCAATCATAAGACCAAACGATATTAGAGGTCACTATGTAAACATGGTACAACTTACTCCTACATCTCCAGAAGAACAGGAAAGAAAACTAAATCTTTACAATAGTCTTTGGAGAACAGGATTCATTGATCAAGATACTGCACTTAGAAAAGCAGGTGTGTCAAATGCACTTGAAGTAAGATCTAAATTACTTGCAGAAGGATTCCTAAAGAGTGAGCAAGTACAACAAGTATTGCAAGGTGAAGCTGCTAGAAGAGTGCCAATACTCCAACAGTTAGTTGAAGCAAGTGGTGCAGCAAGCGGACAAGAAGCTGAACAGATAGCACAGAATATACTTAACACTCAAGGACAAACACAATTACCTAATGCTGGTAATTTTAGTACAACTAACCAACCTCAAAGATCTCCTGCGACAGAAAGGGCAAGAGTAGAGACAAATACAAGACCTGTTGTTCCTGGGAGTTTAAGAGAACAAGAATTAGTCGGTAGACAGATAGCTTCACCTCGTACTGGAAACAGAAGAGTGCAAGGAAGAGATCTACCACCAGGACTAGGAGTATAATGGCAAAGAAGAAAAACACATCAATAGATATAGCTTTCGGGGAGTTTGACACAATGGTTGGCAAATTCTTGGAACAAGCTGACATATCTTTTAAGGATGTTGTTAAACCTGAGATGCCAAAAGAAAAACCAAAAAGAAAACAAAACCCCTTGAATATGAACAACAACCCATTTAGGATATAAACATGGCAATATTTACAGTAAATTTACAAAATGGTCTATCATACGATATTGAAGCACCTACAGCGGCTTTCGCTGCACAATTAGCAAACGCTGATGCACAAGAGTCGGGTAGCACAATTTTAAATGTAACCGAAAAAGGATCTAATACTCCAATAACAACAAGATTGCCAGATAGTGCTGGAGGAGGTAATGCAGCTTTCTTTAGTACACCAATCCCTAGTGGAACATCTGTTCCTATGGGAGGGTCTACAAGTATTACAAATATCATAGAACCACCAGATCCAACACCAGATCCACCACCAACTACAGGAAACGAAGATGTACTTACAGGTGCACAAGTTCCTGGTATGGGAGGATTTTTTAGTTTTGCTAATGCACCAAGTATAGAACAAACATTTTATGATCCAAGTAATTATCAACAATTTGGTAGGTTTTTTGAAAGAAGACTTGTAAGGGAAGAGAATAGAAATGGTGCGGTATATAGATTTTACGAATATAACGAAGTTGGTGACAGAGGGGATGTTGTTTTTGATGGTTATGTATTAGTTGCACCTGGTCAAGATAATGTTTACTCAAATCCTTTTTCTGTTGAATATCATGTTACAGACGAAGCGTTTAATAATAATAAAAACTGGAATACCTTAGAGCCTACAGATCTTGAATTTACAAGTGAACAAGCAGGAACTTTAAATGAAGTTATGTTTAGAAATCTTATTCAAAAATCAAGAGGGCCAATGCCAGAAATATTTGAATCAGTTGGCAGAGACTTTGAACAGACTGGTAAGACAGATGGGTCAATGCCCTTGAATTTCTTTACAGGTAGAGAAGTATTTAATGAAAACTTAGAATTTGATTTTGGTGAACCTACTGATACTCCACTTGATACACAAGTTGAAAACATAGAAGGTCAAATACCACAGGGTGATTTTACACCAGGATTACCGACCAATAATGTTGTTGTTGAAGATCTTGATTCAAGTTTTCTTGATTTTGAGCCTACTGAAGCTCTTACTAATTTCTTAGCTTCTTCACCAACTTTAGGTTTAAGTCTACCATTAGACCAAGAAGGTAACCCAAGAAATATTACACCTCAAGATTTTCCTGGATTCCCACCTGAAATACTTGATCCAAACAATTTATTTGTAAGAGTAACAGATCAAGAGAGAGTATTAGCTGATCCAACAAAACCATTTAACGCAGTAACAAATCCTTATGAAACTACAACTGTAACAAGAACAGTACCAAACCCTGCGGTTGAATTACTTTTGGCACAGTATGCACAACAAATTCAAGCAATAACTGATTTGCAGGGTTCAGCAGATGATATTTTACAAGCTCAAGTAAGTGCATCAGGAGGTCTTGTTGGTGGCCCAGCAGGTACTTTAGATATAAATCAACTTGAAGATTTAGAAAGATCAACAAGATCTATCCAAGCATCTGGTGGAAGATTAGTTCAAGAAGCTGTGCTTGATGAACAAGGAAATAGGACAGGTCAGTTTAGAGAAAGACTTACACCGCTTGGCACAGAAGAAGTTGCTGCTAGACAACAAAGGTTGCAAGAAGAAGCTCTTAGACAATCTGGTGGATTATTGGGTGGTTTTTTCTCACCATTAGATGAAAGTGGTCAACCACTTGAAGCAGGTCAACAAAGATTTGTACAAGGATTTACACCACAACAATTACTGCAAAGACAGGAACAAGAAGCTCAAAGACAAAGACAGGCAGAACTTGAACTTGTAAGAGCTCAACAAGCACCTCAAACATTTAGAAATATTGCAGATATATATTCAAACCCTGCACAGTTGGCAGCAATAGTGGCTTCAGGTGGATCTCCTCTTCTAAGAGGGCAAATACCAACAAGTCCTTTTGCACCTCAAAATAATGTGCAACTTGATCCTAGCAACATAATTGGTTACGCAGACGGACAACCAATATTTAGACCAGGAACTACACCTGTTACACCATCTACAACAAATCAAACTCAAATAAATCAAAATATGCTACCCTCTAGTCCAATAAACATAGATGTAAGTGCTTTAAACGAACAGCAACTTAGTAATCTTAATCCGTTAGGATTAGCAACACTACAAGGTGCAGCAGCAGCAGGTGGAACATCACCAAGTGATTTAGAGGATATTGCAGCAGGTAATACACCTGGAGATCAACTTCCTGATAATTTTGGAGTATTCACACCAAGAACATTGAGGTACTAATGGTTAGTCCTTTAAGTATAGGTGATCCAAATAGAAGGGATCGAAGAAGAAGAGAAAGAGAAGCAAGAAGACTTGCAGAACAAGCAAGACTTGCTGGAACAACACCTTTGGTTCAACAACCTACAACACCACTTGGTCAACAAGGTGAACAAAGTTTGCAAAGAAAAACAGACAGAACATCACCGACTGTTTTAGGTAGAGTAGAGAGACCACAGCAACCTAAGACAACTTTATCAAGGATTGGATCGGCAATAGGATTTACTGCTGATACGGCTGCTTCGCTTGCATTTCAGACTATTACAAGAAATGAATTGTTAAGAAGAATTGTTGAATCAAGTCCTGAAATACAAAAAGAAAAAGGTGGAGTAGGTACAGACACACCAACTTATAAATTAATTGGTAACAGAAGAAGAGAGCTTCAAAAAGAAGGAAAAAGTTTTTTACAAGCAAATAGACAGGCCTACCTAGAAGCAAAAGATAACAAAGAGTTTAGAAGAGGTGCTGCATTTACAACAGAACTTTTGTTTGATCCTCTTACTTATCTTGGCGTGGGTACTGTAAGTAAAGTATTTAAGGCTGGACAAGCTGGTGCAAAAGCAGTGGCAGGCACTAAATCATTTAAAAGAATTTTGTCTGAGCAAAAAGTAGCAGACAGAATTGCTGAAAAAACAATAAATAAACAAGGTCTTAATAAATTAACAGAAAGACTTAAGACTGTTCCTTTTCTTGGCCCAATGGCTATGAAATTTACAAAAGTTGTTAGAGGACAAAACTACACAATAGATACAACTGACAGTGTTCAGAAAGCAGTTGGTAAACTTAATATTTTGGCAGGTATTAGAGAAAACAGGATTGCTGGTGCGATGGCAGGTATATTACCTTCTTCAGCAAAATTATCATTATCAAGAGGATTAGCATCAAGAAAAACTGCTGGAGAACTTTTGTTTGATGTTGATGAAGCTGGTCAAGTTGCTGTTCAAGCTAAGAAATTTGTATTAGATGGTGATGGCAAAAGAGTCAACATTGAAGGCATATCAGAAAGAATTAGTATTGATGATGTTGGTTCAAAATTTACTGTTGGTTCTGGTAAAAAAGCAAAAACTTTTACAGTAAGTGGAAGTACGATACAAAAACCATATCAAGATATTGGCGACAAAACTGCTGTTGGAAACTTGTTTGAAAGAGCATTTCCTATGATAAAAGAAAAAGAAAGTTTAGATGAATTTGCAGGTAGATTTTTAAAAGACAATAACAAAGGTTGGTTAGATCTTGAAGCTAGTGATCTTAGAAAACTAAGTGCATTTGAGTTATCAGACAATCAATTACTCTACATACGAAATGTTTACAAACACCTTGACGAAGTTGCTAATGAAATGGATAAAGCTGGTGTTGAGTTTGGTAGGTTGTCACAAAAGTTTTTTGGTGATGGCAGGATTACAAAGAGAGCATATTTTCCAAGACAACTGGTTTTTCAAGGTATGGGCGAAGCACAAAAGAAAGCTGTAATTAAAAATGCAGATTCATCAAACATTAAAAAATCTAGGTCTATATTTGACGACTCTGAGTTTGACACACAAATTCAAGACCTTGTTGATTCTGGCAAAATTAAAGTTGGTAATAGCATAGATGGTGTTCTTGAAGCATATACAAGAGGAGCTCTTAAAATTATTGACGAAGCATCCATAGAGAAAGAAATCGTAACAGAAGCAGCAAAAAAAGGTGCAAAGTTATTTTCTATAAAAGCAGATGAACACGCAAGAATACTAAGAGGTCTTAGAGCAAAAGATATTACACCAACCAAAGCAAAAGAAATTTTAAGACTTGCAGGTCAAACAAGACTTGCAGATGAACTTGATGATGTTGGAATTAAAAATATTATAAGCCAACTAAATAATGTAGAAAAATTATCTTTTGGTAGAAATTATTTTTTTAGTGGTGCAGATAGAAAGTTTTTAGATAAAATAGCAGCTTTGGAAAAAACTAAACCTGCACAAGATTTTACAGCATTAGGAACTGCTGCCAAAATTGGAGATGCTATGAGAGTTGGAAGAACTGGTTTTGACTTTGGTTTTTCTTTACTGCAAGGTTTACCAATACTAGGACTTGCTACAACAAAATTACTTACTGGTGGAGTAAAAGAAGCTGGTAATCTATACAAGGCATGGGGAACATCAACTAAGCAAGGTTTTAAAGTTTTATTTCAAAAAGAATCTATGGAAACTTTTATGGCAGAAGCATCCCAAAGACAAATAACAATTATTGAAGATGGTGTTCCAGTTACAAAAAGTTTGCTCCAAGCCTTTGTAGACAATGGTGGTGCATTAGGTAGAAAAGCAACCGATATTTATGCTGGATTAGATAATTCTATTTTTTCAAAATCAGTTGGTGAAACATTTGAAAAAGGTAAAAAACAACTTACTGATCAAACATTAAGAAGGTTTGAAGACTCATATACACACGCATCAGATGTTTTAAGACTTAAAGGTTTTGAAGCTATGTATGCTACTGCAAGCAAAACAGAAGATGGTCTAAGAGGTCTTACAAATTTTTTGAATAAAGCAACGGGTGCGTTAAATCCACTTGAAGCGGGCATATCACCAAGTCAACAACAAATTGAAAGAGCTTTTTTGTTTTTCTCTCCAAGATATACAAGGGCAAGTTTTTCATTATTAGGAGATGTATTTACAGGTGGCCTTAGAATGAATGAAGCAAGACAAGCGTTAATAGGTACGGCTGCTTTTGGTCTTGGAACATATATTGCGATGTCTGAAGCATTAGGACAAGAACCCGATCTTGACCCAAGAAGCGGTAGTTTTTTACAAGTAAAAATTGGTAATGATCGTGTTGGTATTGGATCTTTTTGGAGAAGTTTTACAAAAGCTGCTGTAAAAATTGGTGATAGTGCTTTGACAGAAGAAGACCTTATGGAAGATGGTGTGTTTAGACAATTCTATAATTATTTTGCTGGCAGAGGTTCACCAGTTACAGGTCTTATCAGAGATATGTGGACAGGCACAAACTTTCTTGGTCAAGAATTTGAAGACAAAGGTGATTATTTAAAACACATTGGTAAACAATTTTCACCTTTTTGGTTAGAAAATCTTATGATTGGTGATCCGTACAGAAATGGTATTGCAGGAACTCTTGGTGAGTTTTCTGGACTAAATGCAAGACCTCAAAGTGTATGGGATAGAAGAAAGAACAGAAGAGACACACTATCTTATGACAAGTACGGAAGACTGTATCAACAACTTAACAAAGTGGAAAAAGATCAAATTAACAAAGATGAAGATATTGTTGAATACACAAAACTAGCAAGACAAATATCAGATAAAAATAATGATGATCTTTATGCTCAACAAGAAATATACTATGACGAAAAAGATAAAATCAAACAAACTTACGAAGCCGAATTTGCACAACTATCAAGTGCTGTAAAGAATGGTTTAATTAAAATACAGGATCTTAACTCTAGTGACAGATGGAAAAAGATAAAAGCAGAAAGAAGAACAAGGTATAAGGACTTTTATTCAAGGCTAGAACCTGGTGGTGATTTGGCTTTAGTAGAAGAATACTTTGAAAGTTTAGGCAGAAAATACAGTGACGATGAACAGGTTGAAGATCAAATAGCAGAAATATACATTGAAACTGTTTTAAACAATGAACTGTTTGACACACCTATTGGTTTTGATTACAGAGCAAAAGAAGTAGCTGAAGCAGAGTTTATAAATAAATACGGAACAGAAATGTACGAGTACGCACAACAATATTTAGCTTCAGGAAAAAATGTATTACCTTACGAAGCAGAGTATCTTAACGCTAGGAAACAATTTGAGTTTTATTGGGAAGCAAGTGAGAAAGCTGTGATTGAAGCAGAAGCTGATCCTGAAACTGCTGAAGCCTTGTTGTCTGGGTATCAACAACTTACACAAGGTCAAAGAGATGATTTCAATAGACTTAACCCTGATGAAGCATCATATATTGCAAGGTTGCAAAAGAAAATAAGTAATGTAAAAGAACAGTTAAGAATACAGAATCCTGGACTTGACGGCTTTTTATACAGATGGGGTTATCCTGGAAAATTAAAACATCCTGACAACTTAGGAAAAGAAGATACTTGGTCAACAGTAGACCACATCAGCCCAGAGGTTTATCAAAATGGTCTTAGAAAATTTAATTTCCTTGACTAACTTTATTTATTAATGTTATTTTTATATAAAATGTCCTACGGACAAAAAGTCCGATAGTAGAAGGAGTTACGGCTCATGGCAGACGAAAAAGAAGTTACGGCTTCAGAACAAGAAGAAACTGTTACGGCAGAAGAACAGCAGATAGCTGAACAAGTAAATAATGCTGCAACGACACCAGTAGAAGCTCAAGGGCAAGAACAGGAAGTCAAAGCAGAAGAATCTCTTACACCTGATAAGATAGCGGAAATGACAGCAAAGGCAGCAGCCGAAGCCAGTAAAGAAGCACTAAATTCTTTTCAAGGTAGATTTGCAAATTACACGGCAGGTCAACAGAAAGAGATACAGGAGATGATCGATAAAAGATTGGAGCCTGTTATTAAATTTACTGAGAATGTTGAGAAAGCTCAGGTTGAACAGCTTGATCCAGAACAACAGGTTGAATACTACAAGGCTAAGTTAGAAGAGAAACAGGTAGAACCTGCACCACAAGTGCAAGAAGCTAAGATGTCTCCACAACAAGAAGTTCTTGCAGAAACAACCAGACAGATGATTCAGGACTCTGGTTTAAATGTAGCAGAGACTGATGAAAAGGTTTGGAAAGGGTGGAATCAAAATATGTCTACGGCACAGTTGATAAGACTTGCTCAAAAAAATATAGACGAAATGGCGAAACCACAACAACCTGCTAATCAAGCAACACAACAAGAGCCTACTCCTCAGACTCAGCCACCACCGAGTACGAGTGCAGCTCCGAAAGCTGGAAGTAACAGAGTTTCAACTTTATCCGATTTATCTCAAATGATGGCTTCAGGCCAAATTGATGCTACACAGTATCGTGCAGCGAAAAGTGAAATAAAAAATAAAGGTTACGCAAACCTATAAAAAAGGATAAATAATGGCAACAGGATTGACTTTATCGTCAAGTTCTAGTCTATCGGATCAATCTAGCATTGTAATCGCAGCAGCGATTGCTAACGTTGAGCCTGCTGGTCCTACAAACCAGTTGGTATCTAGGTATGATATTCCTCAAGGTTCTAAACAAGTTAATATCCCTATTTGGGGTAGAAACGATGCGGCTGCTTTATCAGAAGGTGTGGATATTACAACTCCTCAACAATTATCTGTAACAGTAACTAGCATAACTTCTTCAGAACACGGAATACTTACATTTGTATCTGACAGACTAACTAGACAAAATAACGAAGACATACTTTCTCACGTTGGAGATGTTCAAGGTGGAGCTTTAGGTAGATTACTTGAAGACGACCTAATCACTCTATTCGATGGTTTTTCAAACTCTATCGGAAGTGCAGGAAGTAACTTAACTTACAGAGATATTGCAGGTGCAGTATCTTTCTTAAAAACTGACAACAACTCATCTTTTGGTATGGCCCCTGGAACACCAAATGCAGTAATGCATCCAGAACACATCAGAAGGTTTGTACAAGAAGTATCATCTATACAGGCAGGTGGTTCAGGTATGGCTGCTCAACCAATTCCAGAAGGAATTACAGCAGAAGTTATTCAGAACTACTTCCGAGGTAACGAAAGAGCTTTTGGTGTACCAGTATTCCAATCAGGAGTAATTGGTAGAGACGGCTCTGGAGATGCTAAGGGTGCTATCTTCGTTCCACAGGCTTTGGCTTTGGCTATGGCTCACGAAATGGAAGCAGAAGAAGAAAGAGATGCTTCATTAAGAGGTACAGAAATGGTAATGGTTGGTGAATGGGGAGAAGCTGAAGTAGCTGATCCTTGGGGTGTTGAAATGCTAGGTGCGGCAGACGCACTATAAGGAGACTGAATGACTACTGAGCAAGATTATTATGTAAAGAAGATTGAAAATAATGACGATCATCTATACACAACTATCTATGATTCTATGAGTGGAGATCCCTTTAAGGTTAAAACCGACAGGGTTGGTCACTACTTATCTAAGATGAAAAGACAATCTAGGCTCAGTGGTGAAAATTTAGTTTTCGCAGGCAAATGGATACCAGCATTTGTCAAAACACAAAAAGAAATTATTGGTTCTCCGTCTTCCAGTTTGACCGAGAGGGTTGCTCCTCAAAGTCAAGTTAAAGCTGGGAAACGCAGAAGAGGTAGGAGAGGTAGAAAGAAATGACTACTACAGTTCAATTAGACAGATGGAATACGATTTTGAAAGAAATCAAATTTGACAACAAGTGGAATGAAACTCTGAAGAATTATCTGAAAGAGCAGAATTTAGACAAGTTGCCAACCCCTGAGTGGACAGAGAACGATCCCACCATGGCTTACATATACCTGCCTACAAGAGACCTTAAAGGTAATCTTGTTAGGATGGACAAAACCAAAGTCAGGATGTTTCCAGAGAGCATCGTTGGGTATCTTGAGAAAGGCGGACTGATGGAGCTCCCTGTAAAGGTTGAAGCACCTCAGAGATCGCAAAAGAAAGAGCAGCTCCCCAAGATGGAAACGGAGAAACCAAGACTTGATAAAAAACTTGAAAATAAAATAGGAGACCTAAAAGATGAGTAACACTATGGGTAATAAATACGATTCATCCAATGCAGAGACTCTATCTGGAGCTAAGAGCTTAGCCGTTACAGATGCTAAGTATCAATTCTTAGATCCAGGAGGTTCTGCAAGAAACTGTGATCTTCCTGATTTAAGAACAGCAACTACAGATATTAACTCTGAAGGAACTGGAACAGCAGGAACTACAAGATACGCAGACACTCAAGGTGGATTCTTTGTGATCAGCAACACTGCTGATGGAAGCGAAGTAATCACTGTAAGAGGATGGAATGGTTCATCTACTACAGGTACAATTATGACTCCAACCCAAAATGAAACAGCAGTCTGCTACTGGACTGGTGCAACTTCTGGATGGATTGGCATAGCTGGATCTGATGCATAATAAATGAATAGTTGTGGTGAGGGCTTGAGTTAAAGTTACGGAATTTAATTCCTTTAGCCCTCGCTACATTAGGAGGTAAGATGCCATTTGGACATCAAAAATTAACAGTTGATGCAACAGTTAGAGCATTGACAGTACCTGACGGAGTAAACTTTGCACAAATTAAAGTTGAAACAGCAGCTATAAGATACAGAATAGACGGCACAGATCCAGCAACTGCTGTGGGTGTGCTAGTAAGTGCAGGTGATGCCTTTACTGTTTACGGAGAAGACACATTGTCTACTATAAAAATGGTTGAAGCTACAAGCACTGATGCAGTAATCAATGTATCTTACGGCGTAGCTAACAATGGTATTCACGGCGTAATAATTAATACGGCTGCTTAGTATGGGTAAATATACTAAGTCTAACAAGAATAATATTTTTAGAGATAAACCTGAGATTGCCGTCTCAGAACATACTGTTGAAAAGAATGGTAAGAAAATGAAGATGGTAATTCCTGAAGGTAAGATTGGATATGGTGATGTTGAATCACACGCACAGATTGCAGGTGATTTAGCAAATAAACATTCTGGAGATACTAAAGCAGGACAAAGGGTTTACGAAGAAGTTCGGAAACAGAGAGAAGAAGACAATGGAATGTCTGTTGAAGAACACAAACTTAAGATGGCAGTAAACAAAATGGCAACAAGGATGCCTGTAATGCAGCAATTTAAAATTGTAGACAACACAGGACAACACATTGCAACTGACTATCTTTTTATGAAAACAGAACAAAGTGGACTCACAAGACCTCTTAAGATAAGAGTAGATCGTGATGGTCGCACATCGGAGATACCTGTATAGTGGCAACAACAACACTTAACAATCTATTACCTCAGTTTGGAAGAGCTATAGGTGCTTTTATAGGTTCATTTACAACAACAACTGCTATTGCAGCAAACACATCTGTAGTTTCTACAGAGCTTACAGACTCTGGATTTACTAATGACGATGCACTAAATGACACCTTTATTAAAATTACAAGTGCAAACAATGATGACACTGTAAGGCGTGTAACGGACTATACAGCGAGTTCTGGAACAATTACTGTATCAGGTACTTCTTTGACTTCGGATAGCAGCACACAAGCTACTTTTGAAATTTACAGGTATGATCCTAACCAACTAAGAGATTCTCTTAATGATGCAAGGTTTAACGTATTTCCAAGGTTATATAAAGAAGTAAACGACAGAACTTTATGCCTAGCAGACACACAGAATAAGTATGCAAGGCCTTCGTCTGTTGCACCAGGGTATGTAAGACAGATATATGAAGAGTCAAGAATAGATGCTCAAAGCTACGGAAACAATATTGTAAACACATTAAACTGTGACTTTGAAACATGGACAGACTCAACTACACCTGCTGACTGGGTAAACTCAAACTTTACAAGTATTACTCAAGAAGCAGAAACTACATCACCAGATAACTACATGGTGTTTTCAGGATCTAACTCAGCACAGTTTCAAGTTGCAGCAAGTTCTGTTAACACAGCTTTACTTACAGTTCCAAGTGGAACTAACTATAAAGGTGAAGAAATAAATGTAGGTATATGGGTATATTCTAAAACTGCAAGCAGAGTATCTGCTGCAATACAGATTGATTCAGATTCCATATCAACAGGAACTACCCACTCAGGAGGTGGTTGGGAGAGACTTACCCACACACTAGATGCAAAAGACTTAGACACAAGTATAAAAGTTGGCCTTCATGTAACAAGTGACTCTGATGCTTTCGTTTTTTATGCAGACGAAATGGTGGCAACAGCAGGACAAAGTGAAGTACCAAGTCTACTTGGAGCTCCTTTGCTAAACTGGAGAGAAGAAGGCGACACGATAGTTATAAAAAGTTCTATCTCTAATAGTGATAGAAGTCTGCACGTCAGAGGAATGGGTTTGCTTTCTTCCGTGTCCTCTGGCTCAGACACAATGGAAATAGACCAACAACAAGCAAGATTGTTAATTAATCAAGCAGCAGCACTATGGTTTCAGCAAGATATAGATCAACTAGACATAGCAGACTTAAATGCAGCACAGAGAAGACAGACACACTTCCAAAACCTTGTAAACCAAGGACATGGTGGTATGGCCCCTCTAGCTCTTATGAAAGGTGTTGTAAGTAGTCTTAACGGAGGATATTAATGTCAACAGCTCCGTATAGTTCAGATATTGTATTAAGTAAAACAGATGGATCTACTAATAAAGTAGGTCTTAAACTATATCGAGATGCACCGAATGTGCCTGGAGGGTGGAGAATAGATCATGTGTCACCAGCTCCTCCTAGACAAGTTAGTGATTCGGCAAACTACCAGCAACAATCTCCTGACATAGGATTGGTTCTTGATCAAGACTCTTGGCATCGTGGATTTGGTGCATCAACTATATCTAGGTTCGGCACTGCTACAGAAGCTAATAGAGCAAGAGCAAGATACGGATACTCAAATGGTGTGCTGGGTATGTTTAGAGGAGAACTTGTACTTGGATATCTTCAAGATGAAACTGACATATTGATAAGAAACGGAAGATTTGAACAGGTTGCAAGTGATAGTTCTTTTGACTTAACAGATTATACAACTAACAATGCTACACTGACTTCACAAACTACACATGTCAAAAATGGTAATAGAGGTGGGCAGATAACAGCGACTGCAAATGGTGGATACATAGAGCAAACTATAAACAGTCCAACTTTATTTCAAAGTAAAAAAGTATTTGCTCATGTATATTTAAAGAGGATATCTGGTTCTGGTAATGCAAAGATACAGATTGTAGACTCTGCTGCCACTGCATCAGGTGATGAAGTTACAAGCACATCAGCTTTTGCTGCATCTCAAACCAACATAACTGTTGACGGAAGTGCATCAAGCCTAAAGGTAAGAATAACCTTGTCTACAAGTGGTGATGTTTTTGCGATTGATGATTTAGCATTTTTCCCAGAAGGTGGCACAACATGGACAGAACCACAAGAGTTTAGCAGTAATATTTACGCAGCTTGTGGTAGAGCAATCTATAAATGGGATGATAGTAACGAAATATGGAACGCAGTATATGTAGACGGATCTTTCGCAATCACAGACTTAATAAGTTTTGATGGTGCCTTATATGCAGGTAGAGGTACAAATGCAAACTATTTAAGAAGCACTAACGGAACTACATGGGCAAATCCCTCTACAAACAGTGGGAACGGAAGACTTGCTGAGTTTTTTGCAAGAGCTCGTAATGCTAGTGGTGATTTAGCTTTATTTAAGAGTAGAGCAAACCAAATATCCGTATCAACAGATCCATCAGACACTGCTAATTTTGGTAGTGAAATCAAATGTGGTGACTCAGATAGAGACATAACTAATTTATTTTCAGCTAACGATAGGTTGTATGTAGGAAGAGAAGATGGTCTCTTTCAATACTCAAGAAGTGCAAACAAGTTTCTTGATTTACAACCAGAAGCCAATCTTTTTCCAGACGATTCAAACTTTAAATCAGCACAAGGTAGATCAGGTGCAATATTTGCAGGTGGTGGTGACCAAGCATTTTTTAGAATTGATGTTGGAAACTTTGACGGATCTTATGTTTTTACAGACCTGTCATATATTTTTAAGGCCCCTGCGTTCAGAGGATTCGGTGGAAGAGTAACAGCTCTAACGCAAGATAGAAATAACCTCTTTGTCGCACTAGCAGATGATTTAGCATCTGAGAGTTCAGGTTTCCCGTACACTTTCCCTTATTCTTTCTCAGGGGCCAACTTATCAAGAACAGTAAAACTTCTTTCTGTAAGAACACAACAAGAAGAGCCTGGTAGTCGTTCAGAAGATGTACCTCATACTATTGCAAGTTTTGATGTATCAGATATAAACGCTATGGGTAAATTCAAAGGATCGGAAAGAACAAGCCTATTTGTGCTTGGTAATCTTATTAACGATGACTCATCTGATAGCAATAACAATAGAGAGCCTAGAGCTTTTAGAATTAGGATGCCAATAAGAAACGAAAATCCTGCACTAAACTCTGTTATTGAACACAGACTTACTGGGGAGTTTTATACACCTTATGTTAACTTTAACTATCCAGACATCAACAAGTCTGCAATTAAATTAACTCTTACAGGTTCAAACTTGTCCTCAAGTAAAAATGTACAAGTATTTTATAAAGTAGACGATGACACCGACAATGACAATATAGGTTGGAATACATTTGGAGACGGAACAGTTACATCTACAGGCCAAACTCTTGTAGGTGACTTTGCATCTGCATTGATTAACTTTGACAGAATTAGATTTAAGCTTGTATTTACAACAGATGATATTGCTGTATCACCAAGAATAAACTCACTTGTATTTCACGCTGCATGGAATCCAATCGATTACAGAAGATGGACAGCAGTTATTAAATTATCAGATAAAAGGTCAATGCAACTAAGAAGAGTAAGGACAAGCACTGTACTATCTACAGATGTTTCTACCTTAGAGACACTAAGAAAAGAGCCTTTTATAAAACTACAAGATCCAGACGGATCATCACATTTTGTAAATCTTAAGTATCAGGATGCTATGACATCCTCCAGGGTGTATGCAACAAGAGGGGTTGCACCAGATCAGACAAGATTGATAACATTAGAAATGACGGAGGTCAAAACAACATGAGTAATGAGTTTCAACATAAATCGGTAGGAAGTCAGATGACTCAGACCGAGTACGAGCATACTGACGGAACAGGACATATATTTGATAGTCAAGCTACAGGAGATATACCTTATGCTGATTCTTCTACAGTTTTAAAAAGACTTGGTATAGGTAGCACAGGGCAAGTGTTAGAAGTAAGTAGTGGTAAACCAGCATGGACAAATACTATTTATAATACTGGATTAATTTTAGGTTATGGTGCATCTGATGCCACGATTAACTTTGCTACTGATAATAATATTATTTTTAAAATTGATAATGCTGGTCAAATAAAACTTACTGATGGTGCATTATTACCTGTAACAGATGATGATGTTGACCTCGGATCATCTTCTTTACAATTTAAAGATGGTTTCTTTGATGGAACACTAGAAGCTGATGCAATTACAGTTGGTGGTACAGCAGTATTAACTGGTGGTGCTATAACAGCTATAACAGCTATAACACATAACAGTCTTGTTATAGGTAGGGATGCTGACAACGATATAGATTTTGGTACAGATAACAATATTATTTTTAGAGCAGGTGCGGATGATCAAATTAAGTTAATAGACGGAGCTTTAGCACCAGTTACAGACAATGATGTTGACTTAGGTACAAACTCACTTGAATTTAAAGATGCTTATTTTGATGGCACAGTTAATACAGATGCTTTGGCTATGGGAACAAACACTTCTGGTAACTTATTGGTTGCCAATGGAAGTTCATTTGCATCAACAGCAGTTGGAGATTTATCAGAAATATCATCTATAGCAGATGATGATGTATTTTTAGCAGTAGACACATCAGGTGGTGGTCTTAAAAAAGTTGCTAGGTCACAAGTTGTATCTGGTCTTGCTACATCAAGTGGTATAGCTAGCGTTGCAAATGATTCTACACCTCAACTTGGTGGTGATTTAGATGTGCAAACAAACTCAATTATTACTGATACAAGCAACAGAAATATAAAATTAGCAGCACATGGTACAGGTTTAGTTGAAGTAAGAGGTAACACTAATCCTGGAAGTATTATATTAAATTGTGAAAGTAACTCACATGGACAAACTATTAAAGCACAAGCTCATAGCGAAGGTGTAACAAACACTCTTACACTACCAGCAGGTGCTGATTCAACTTTAGTATCGTTAGTATCAACAGATACTTTGACTAACAAGACATTAACTACACCTAAGATAGCAGAGATTGATTCACTTAGTTCAGGCAACATTGTTCTTGATGCTGAAGCAAATATAGAACTAAACGCAGATGGTGGAACAATTACATTTAAAGATGCGAGTGCATCACTGGGTACAATTACATCATCTGGGTATTCTGGAACAGCAGCAGTAGCAACTACAGTTACAATTACAGATAACGAATCTACAGATGAAGATAATGCAATTATATTTACAGCAGGCGGTGATGTTGATGGTGGTAACATAGGCTTAGAATCAGATGGCACTTTAACATACAACCCAAGTACGGGTAAGGTAACTGCTACAGGTTTCGTAGGAACATTAACTGGTAACGTAACTGGTAATGTAAGTGGTACAGCAGCTACAGTAACTGGAGCAGCCCAAAGCAACATTACTTCACTTGGAACACTTACTACTCTTACAGTAGATAATGTAATTACGAATGGAACAACTATTGGTCATACTGACGATACAGACCTACTTACATTAGCAGATGGCTCTTTAACTCTTGCAGGTGATTTAACACTTAGTGATGATAAAACAGTAACACTTGGTAATGAAGGTCAGATTGTATTAGGTGATAACACACCAGCTAATGGTAAAGGTACAGGTTTAGTTATAAAAGGCACATTAAAGAGTGGTGTAACAGCAGGAATGGTTGTTTATTTACATTCAGATGGAGAATATGAACACGCAGATAATGATGCAGAAGGTACAATGCCAGCAGTAGGTGTGGCTCTTGAAGATGCAGGTAGTAATAAAAAAATATTAATATATGGTATATACAATGACACAGCACTAAGCCTAACACAAGGCGAAGAATTATATGTAAGTGATGACGGAGCTGTAACTCATACAGTTCCTGGTTCAGGGCATTTTTTACAACGAGTAGGTGTAGCGTTAGATAGCAATACTGTGTTATTTGCACCAAGCCTTGATGTTATAGAACACGCATAATGGCTAACGAAGTAACAAAATTAAATGGAATAGCAATCGCAAGCATCACTGATTTAAATGGTATTACTGATGCAAACTTAGCTAAGATAAATGGACAAGAGTTTACTGGTTCTACAGATGCTAGTTTAACTACAATGACTAACTATGATTTGCCAGATGCTGGTAGAGTTTGGAGTCCTTGGATTACATACGACCCTAATACAGACCAACACATACTTGTATATGGAGATGATGGTAATTCAGATTACGGAACAGTAAGAACAGTAATTCGTAATGGCAATGCGTTTGTTTTCGGTGATGAATATGTTTATCAAAGTGGCACAAACTATTTATGTATAGCTTTTTATGATGATAGTAGAGATAAAGTTGCAATGGCTTCAGTAAATACTGATGATTATAATAATATTTATTTGCGTTCTTTTGATGTTGGAGCTAAACAAAGTTCTACTAATCCTTATGATTTTAGTGCAAGCGATTTTGATACAGCAACAAATGCTACAGGAAATAATAGTGCTTACGTACAACAATGTGGTCAAAACTTTTTTGATTATAACCCAAACTACGATACATATATGTTGATGTATGAAGATAATCAAACAAGTGGTTATAACTTTATTGCTGCTTGTACACAAGCAAGTGACGGAACATGGACTGTAGGAACTCGTGTACAGTTTGAAAACAGTACAAATGATATATTTAGTGCAGTTTATGACGACACTATTGATAGAACTGTGATGCTTTATGGTAAAGGTTCAGGTCATTCATCAACTAAGTTTAATGTTGTAAAACAATCAGGCACTGGCAACAGAACAATTACTCTTGCTGGAGAAATTTCTGCTGCTCACACAGATAATACTCCTAGTTATGGTGGTAGAAAGATGTGTTACTATCCTGAAGGTAATGCAACTCTTTATATGGCAGCAGATGGTAACATTTATATTGCAAGATTTACAGGAAATGATGGTTCTGGATATTCGCTTGACTATCATAATGACTTTGGTAACTTTGCTTACTATATGAATATGGGAGCTCATGACTATCATAGTCTGCATTATGTTAAAGGTAGAGGTCGTGTAGCATATACTTGGGTTGATACTGATGATGTTAAAGGTTGCATAATAGAGTGGGATGGAGATACAAACAACAGAAATGCAGAAGATGTTATACATGGATACACAGGTTCAGTAGGTGGTGGTACTTTTACTTTAACTCATAGACAAGATTCACAATACAGAATGTATGGATGTTTTGGTGAAACAGAACTTAATCAAAGAGGTCAAGCATTATTTGGTGCAGTTTTGGGTTATGGAAGTATATCTTCTGGAGACATGATAAAAGCACTTGAAGTTGGAGATAACGGAACAACAGCAACTATATAAAGATGGCAAGTATTATAAGAAAAAAAAGTGACAACAAAGTAGTTTATTACTTTACTAATTTAGTTGATATAAACAATATAAATCTTACAAGTACACATGCAACAATCAGTTTAAATAGTGGTGCTAAACCTCTTACTGTAGGTGATATAAACACAACTACACATGAAGTAATAAATGATGTTCCCGAAGTTCATACATGGTGGGGAAATGTATTTAGTTATGATGATACTGATGGATGGGCAATAAATTCTGCATGGTTAACTATGACAAATGACATGCGTGCTAGAATGAGAAATCATAGTGGAAGTGACGAACCAGCAGACCTTAAAGTATACTTAACGCAAGCAGATTATGATGCAGATCAGGAGGAATAATGACATCAGAAGAACAAACAAAAGCAGATTTACTTACTTTGATACAAGGTCGGAATCAAAGAATAGCAGAGCTAGAACTACTTGTTCTAGACTTAAACAGACAAGTTGAGGAACTAAAAAATGCCAGGAACAATGAAGAAAAAAAAGAAAAAACCAATGGGCAAGAAAAGAAAGATGAAAAAGCCAGCTAAGAGAACATCTTATGGCTACTAAAAAGAAAACAAAGAATATTACTGTGAAGGGTGTTAGTATGGCAGGTCTTACACCAAGACAGCAACAGACTATGAAAAAGCATAGCAAACACCACACAGCGAAGCATCTTAGAGATATGAAAAGACGTATGGCTAAAGGTACTTCATTTACAGCAGCCCATAAACAAACGCAGAAAGCAGTAGGCAGATGATGAAACTATTTACATCCTTGCTACCTTTGATGCCACAACCATACAAGAATATCGTTAAGTTCTTCTTGGCTACACTTAAAAATGTAGATGAGAAAGAAGAGCTTGTAAGAATAGGAAACCTATTCGCAGATATCCTGGAAGATGGAAAAGTTACTCCTCAAGAGTGGCTTACATTAGCAGGTAAAAATGGATTAGGTATACTTAAAGGTAATGGCAAGTAAAACTAAAAAAAAGAAAAAACGAAAGTTCGCATCAGTTCCCAAGACTAAGGGAGGTGTGCCAAAGAAGTATGTTAGGGGTGCAAAGAACCCTAAGGCTAGAGAAGCGGAGATCAAAAGAACTGCAAGACTCTACCGACAAGGCAAACTTACTAAGGCCATGATGGACAAAATAAGTAAACAAAGGAGTAGAGGATAATGGCATCAGGAAGATATAAAAGCATATCAGGTGCAAGTAGATACTCTAAGTCTACTCTTGATAAAGTATATAAAAGAGGACTTGGTGCATACTATTCATCTGGTAGTAGACCAAAGGTTTCAGCTCACCAGTGGGCTATGGGAAGAGTAAAGTCTTTCGTAAGCGGTAAAGGTGGTGCAAGAAAAGCTGATTCAGATCTTCTTAGAGGTGGTAAAAAGAAAAAAACTACTACCAAGAGGAAGAAGAAATAATGCCAAGAAAAAAGTTTCAAAATCCTAAAGGTGGTCTTAATGCAGCAGGTCGTGCCTTTTTTAAAAGGACTGAGGGATCAAACCTCAAGAGACCACTAAAGAAAGGTACATCACCAAGGAGAGTTAGTTTTGCTGCACGATTTGGTGGTATGGCAGGGCCTATGAAAGACAAGAAAGGTAGACCTACCAGGTTAGCTCTTGCTCTTAAAGCATGGGGATTCGGAAGTAAGGAATCTGCTAGAAACTTTGCAAAAAGACATAAAAAGAAAAAGTGAGGAATTATGCCAAAACCAAAAGGTAAAAAGAAATATAGTAAAGCACAGATGAAGATAGCTAGAGTTGCACCTCCAAGAAACAAGATTACAGGTGCAGACTTCAAGAAACTTAGAAGGAAGAAAAAGAAATGACAACATCTTTGCAAGTTTTAACTGCAACAACAGGGAATCGTAAAGATACATGGAATACTCCTAAAGAGTTTGTAGATGATCTTGTAAAGTTTTTTGACATTATAGATCTTGACCCTTGTTCTAACGATATTAACAATCCTAACATACCAGCATTAAATCATCTTACAGAAGAACTAAATGGTTTATCTTATGATTGGCACGGAAAGGTTTTCATGAATCACCCTTATAGTCAAAGTAAACTGTGGATAGATTATGCTGTTCGTCAGTATGAAAATGGAAATGCAGATGAAATAGTTATGTTAATAAAATTAGATGTTTCAACAAAATGGTGGAAATCCGTAGCAAAATATCCTTGGGTAGCAATAAACAAAAGAATGAAGTTTGGCAATCAAAAGGGTGCTGCACCATTTCAATCTGCTATTGTGTATTTAGGAAACAATTTAAATAAATTTAAGAAAGTATTTAGCAAATATGGGTACATATACAAAATGGAGGAAACAAATGATGGGTAAACTAAGACCACAGATTTTTCTAGCAATCATTGTTCTAGGTATATTGTCATGCCTAGGTATAGTTTATGAGTACAACGAAATTGCTACAGGATGTGTAGGCGGAATTATAGGATTGGGATTTAAAGTGTTAGAATCAGAAGAGTGAGTAGGAAGAAAGTAAAAAAAGAAATAGCAGCCACAGTTGTTGGTCTAGGTGTATGCCTTGCAGCAATAATTGTGATTGGAGAAATATATTCAAGATGAAAAAGATAATAAAAACAATCAAGACCATAGCAGGAATACCTGTAAAAGTTGTAAAAGGTTTCGGAAGATTCTTCTTTGAGATTGCAAAAGCATTTAAAAGGATGATATTTTCTATCCTATATTTTCCAGTTTTACTTTCAATACAAGCCTACAAGAAAGGTCTGATCATTAGAGACTATGTGATGGCTAAGGTAGATTATCTTGATGCTGAAAGTAAGAAGTGGCACAGGTTTTTTCAAGTTGTTGCAAGTCCATATAATATTCTTTTAAAGCTGGGTTTCAATCCAGCTATGGCTTCAGGCCTTCTTATCGCTGGTGGTACTGTTACAACTGGAGTGGTAGCAAATGAGATTATACAAGAAAGAAGTTTTGCAAATGGTGATGCAGGAGTTTATTCAGCTCCATCAGAGTTTCCTGATGAAGAACTTGAGAAAAGAATGGCATGGAGGAAAGACAATCCCTCAGACAACACATTAAGAATTGTTGTAGGTAAAACAGCAGTTGAGACAATCTCCATAACAGATGTGTCTATCAATAACTACACTAATTCAACACTACCTAGTGGCAAGACAGAAGCTTTATTGATTGACGGCAAGACAGTCGGAATTGATATAGGAGAACTCATGTTTGATAGAGTAACTTGCAAATCTTTAAATGTATCCAATGTCAAGGCACACAAGATAGTGATCAAGGACAATATAAGTGATGGTCAGTCTATTGCTCAAACAGCAGGTACTCAGCGTGATTTGAGAATATCAGGTGGTTACGATATGGCTAAAGAATTAATTACGACTGGATCTAGATTTGACCGACTGTGGCTTGATACTGATACTGCAACAACAACACCTAAAGTAAACAAACTAATTCTTTCTAACATTGTTACGAAAAGTGGAACTTGCGATCTTAAGAATCTAAATTTAGGCTTACTTACTATTCAGTACGGAACTTTTGGTCATGATCAAAACTTTGCCACTAAAGAATTTGTAGTTGCTACAACAACAAACGCAACTCTTTGGGAAGTGTCAGACAACATCGAAGTCTTATTAACCGAACCTGCAACTCAGTAATGCCACTCTACGACTACATCTGTAAAAATGATAAGTGCAGCCAAGATACCTTTGAGGTTATCACTAACTATGAAGAAAGAATCCAAAGGTGTCCAGTATGCAAAGAGAAGACAATAGAACGAAAGAAGTTTTATCAATTTGATTTTAGGATGTAGGGCCTAACTACAAATTCTTATCAACCATTCTTTCTTCTAAATATTCTTTATCAGGAAAAAAATCTCCATGACCCCAAATATATCGTTCATCACATATCGGACAAATACTTCCATCTGATATTTCTGTAAAACCAATTAAATTTTTAACGCTAAATCTTAACCCATAACATTTATCTCTACCCCATTCGTAATCACTAGCATTACAAGGATATAATCCAAGTTCATGCTCCATATCAAACAATGTATCTAAAGCATAGTATTCTTTTTGGTTATCCATTTCTGACAATAATCCATTTATTGGTTTATTAGATCCATAAATTGTTTTGATACTTGATTTTCTAATTAATTGTTCCTCATTGTAAGCAATATATTTTTTGTATCTAAAACTGCCTGTTGGAATGTGAATCCTGTCTCCTTTATCTAGCCATATTGAATCTTTAGCTTTATACATTGTTTTGAATGTACTCCTCCACATCCACACTTCGGTATAATTCTTTTTTTCTATTATTTCTAAACTCATTTTATTTCTACCTCCGTAGATTGTTTGTTTTGAGATTAAAAAATTAAAATCTCTACAATCGATTATATACTAATGCAGTCCATTGTCAATCCATAACAGCCGAAAATAAAGGGTAAAAACATGGACTATTTGGGGTTTACCTGTTCTTTTTTTCACAGGTCAGGGGTGTTTTAGGTTTGAGCAATTTTTGTACAAGTAAAAAAACAATCGTAAAAAAAGACTCCCGACCAGTAATTAACTTGGAGGTTAACAAAGGAAGCCAGGAGTCTTCACAAACAATCCACTAACTTGGAGGTTAATTCAAGTAGTGTGGACAAATAATTTTATACTAGAATGTAATTCATGTAAATAAAGTTGTCCATACCGAGAATGGAGAGTTTCCCAAAATTTCCCAAAATAGAATGTCATTTTAGAATGTCTCCAAAAATATCGGTGTATATTCACCAACCCAAGCCCCAGTTACATTGTATTCAAAATACTCTACTGCTTCTTCGTCAGACATCCCATCTCTTTCCATGAGTATCTCTATACATTTCTGCCTATCATAGACTGCCAGAGTTTTATTAAACTGCTGCCCTACACCAATCAAAGCATCTTCAAAGCCATCAGCAAGTAACGCTTCAGGGTTGTGTTGACTAATAAATTCTTTCTTCTCTTCAATTTTCATTTGCTGGGTACCTAATGTTGTCTGGATGTCTTGGCTCAAACTGCCCTCTTCCTGTAATCATTCCTATTCCACAATCATCTGCTGTGCAGGCAGTTCCTAAAAATCTAAGTTGACTACTGATTTTGTGAGTATCACGAGCAATCAATTCAACTCCCTTTTCTTGTGAAGTACGAGAATTGTCATAAGCAGCAACTGGCCTTGTAAACTCAAGAGTATCTCCTCCACAAAATGGGCATGGCCCTAATTCATATTTTTCTTCGTCTTTCATATTCCTAAATCTTTACTTGAGTCAAGACTTCTCTTGATTCTCATCTCTTCTTTTCTAATGTGTTTTGTAATATCTAAAAATATATCAGCTTCCATAGTTACTAAATGAACTGCTTTATTTTTGTTTACCTTATGAGTCTGACATACTATTGGTATTTTGCCCGTAGCATTAGCAGCCTTCCTGGCTTGATCTACGGCTTTTAATGTCCTAGAACTAACAACGCTACCAGCTTTTACTTCACCAGCAAACTTGATTGTTTCTATATCAGGCACATCTCCTGAATGTCTGCCAGTTACTGGTATTCGTTTTGCGTTCACCTTATCTCCACCCAGCTTTTCTCTCCACCATCTCTCCCAGTTTTTCCATGTTGATCTATCCATGACTTTCCTCTTTTAGTTTTTTTGAAAGCTCTCTTTGATTTTTTGCAATTATTTTTTTTAAATCTTCTACTGTTTTAGAAGGTGTTGTAGAAGAATATTTAATTGGTAGAAAACCATTGTCTTTAACTGCAATTTCTATGTCATCTTCTGGTCTTCTCATAACAACTCCATCTTTTACAAGTGGTTCAGTTTTTGTGGATACTTTGGAAACAGTTCTTAACTTGGCTGCTCTTTCTGTAAAACTTACACGAATTTTTTTTTCTTCAAAATTTTCTCTCTGTATTGGTGTTGTATTTCTGTCAACTCTTTTCTTTTGTTTTTTTGGTTTATGATGAATGTATAATTTAACGCCAAACTTTTTTAATATTGGGTTAATTTTTTGTGTTAATTTTTTTCTATCCATTCTTTTTTCTCCATACACTACCGAACCTACCATCCATGCTATTGAATCCCTCTTTCTTCTCACCGCACTTACACTTGCCAATAGACACAGGGCCATTCGGTGCTGGAAATATAAATTTATGTATGTGTTTGTTTTTATCTTCTACTTTCATAATAATTTAATTTGTTTAGTTTCTTCTTGTATTCTTTTATTAGCCATATCGTAATATTCTTTATGAATCTCAATACCGACAAATTCTTCCGTGTCAAAATAATGACAGGCTATGGCTATTGAACCTGACCCTAAATGGGTATCTAATATTTTATCTGTTGGTTCTGCGTAGGTTTCTAGTAGCCATCTGTATAACTTAATAGGTTTTTGTGTAGGGTGTATTCTGTCGCCACTATTAGAACTATATGATATTTTTCTAGCAATACAATCAAACGATGTCCAAGCAAATTCAAAATGGCTAAAATTTCTTGGGTGTCCTAAATTTTTATCCCAACAAATAATACCCCTTGTGTTACCTAAATAATCTAAAAAATAATTAGCACCCCATATTATTTGATTTTTACTTACCCTAAAAAGTTCATCAAAATATTTTTTATCAGGTATAGCTTCATCAAATCCATTGTATAAATCTTTAAAAGTTACAACACCAGTATTGCCACCTTGTTTTAATTTATCTCCTAATCCATAAGGAGGGTCTACAATAGCCAAGTCAAAGTAATTATCTTCGTACTTGGGTAGTATGTTCATGCAATCGTCATTTATAATGCTAAATTTATCTCCTAACATCATAAGCCTTCCACATTGATACCAGTTTACCTTCTGCTTTCTCTCCTTGTTTAGACAATACTCTACTCATTACCCTTTGCCCTACTATGTTTGATAGTGCGGCTTCTGGGTTCTTTGCTTGGTTATCTTTGATGTTTCCTGCTACGAGTGTTGGCATGAATCTGTCTGATCGGTGTACTATGACCTCTTGAAGAGTTGTTCTAAGGTAATCGTTATTATCCCAAGAAACATACATTTCATCAAGGATTAACATTTCTTTGGTTAGCAAAGCATCTTTGAATTTGTGAACATTGTCCATATCTCTCATCCTGTGACCAAAGATTGTGCCAGTCACATACCAAACATCCATACCCGCATTGATAAGTTCGTTGGCTGCCGATTCGCACAAGTGAGTTTTACCTGTTCCTGTTGGTCCTGTAAGCATAATTAGGTATGGAGTCTTCTTCTGAATCCATCTACCAACAATGTTCTTTGCGTTCCTACATTGTGTCCTGGCTTCAACAGATGTCTGTTTATCAGGGTTGTAGTCTGAAAACGTGTATAAAGCCCTGTTTAGACCCTCAAAACCAGCAAGGTCATACTTTATCTTTGCTAAATCCTGTGGTTTTTCTTCTTTGCAATCAGGACATGGAATGTATTTCACATTCTGTTTTTCTACTTCTCTTGGCCTAAGCCACTTCATATCGTCACAAGTTCTGCATGAGATCAGTTGTGTACGATCATAGCTTGTCGAATATGTCTTCCCCTGTGGGCTTTCCCGCTTCAAGTGATCGAAGTTTAGTTTTTCCATTTCGTTGTTCCTCCTTTTTGCACCAATTTATAAATGCAGTTAATGGTTGTTTGTATTTGTATTTCTTTTCAATCTCGACTGCTGTAAAAAAAGCCAAAGCTGAATTATGGAGAATGTTATCAGAAAATCTTTTTTCCTGCATATCGATCCAATCTTCAGAAATATTTAGTCCAGGTACTTTCTCTAGTGTCAGAACCCAATCTTTTTCTTTCTTTATACTTTCTTTCTTTTTATTAAGATTTATTATTCTTTTCTTTTTTGTATTACTTTTTTCTTTTCTTGATCCATCGGACATAGATGTCCTCTGGTTTTTATCGTTGTCATGTCCATCGGACACCGATGTCCTATGGTTTAGGTTAGAGTCATCAGAAAAATGTCCTACGAATTGTATGCAATTTTCATCGTGTTCTCTTGAGTTATCACCAGTAATTATCCGATAGACATTACCAACATATTTACCTTTTGTTTGAGCCTTAGATATTTGTATCAGTTTCAGATCCTGGAGTTGTAGCAGCAACCTTCGTATCTGTCTTTCAACAAGCCCTGTCTTCTGACTTAGAATCTTCTGACTGGGCCAAGCACAAAGACAACCATCCCTAGCGTAATCAAGTAACACTAACAACAGGAGTCTTTGCCCTGACTTTAATCCGTCTAATCTAAATGCCCATCCATGATGAGCAAACGACATTAGAGTTTACCCTCTGCCGCAGCAACAATAGCTTTTTTACAATCTGGATCTAAGTTAGATTTCTCTAAACACCAGTTTGCCCAAGCAGTATCATTTTTTACAACATCAATTAACTCTTTACCCTTGTAGGTTTGCCAAGCTCCTGAACCCATGTTCATAGTAACTATCCAAACTCCATTTTCATCCTCTTTGCAAGGTTTTAAAGTGCTATATGATTGGTCTTTACCTTGATCTTGTGAATCGTTTCGTTGGTAAGCTGAGCCTTGAGTATTTTGGAATACACCAGCAACTTCTCCCGCCGCACTTCTTTTAACAATGTCCTCGTCTTGAGAAAACAAACCAAAAGCATTACAAGCGTATCTAATTCCAAGCACGAAAGCCCTTTTATAACTGATGGCCATTCCTCTTTGACGATCAGGTAGCCCTCGTTCAGTTGTATCCCAAGTTCCAACACCTGATCCAATCTGCTTCCCATCTACATCCATGATATCAAGAGTTGTAGTTATCTTTAGGTTACCTTCCCCAAGTGCTTCTTCTTTAAGTTCTTTTAATACCGCATAGTATCCAAAGTCATCTGCAAGTTTTGCTGCACCACTTATAAGCAGGAAAGTTCCTGTAACTCCCTTAATTTGTCCATAATCTCCACCTTTTATGTCCTCGACCATAGTTTCTTTTACTTTCATGGATCTTTTCAATTTAGTTTCAACTATAAATTCTCCTAAATCTTCTGGATGTATATCTTTACTTGCCATTGTTTACCTCCGATAGCTTATCTTTTACTCCAGCAATTACGAATTGCCTGACTAATTGTGATGGTTTATTGCCTGTTAGTTTTTCTAAAGCCAATAATTTCTCCCATAATTCCTCTGGGAATAGTATGTGTCTTCCTATCATAGCTCCCTCCTTGATGCCGTGATTTTTCCACCTCACCACCTTCAGTTAAAAGTTTGTTGATCTCCCTCTCATTAGGAACTTCTTTTATCTCAACAACTTTTTGTTTGATGATTGAGTTAAGTGTTTTCTCATCTACCAACTCCCCTACCGCAGCCCGAAGATCATCCGCACTTGCAGTTTTATTTATCTTTCCCCTCTTTATTTCCATCTCGTTCCCTACTAGCCTACTAGCCCATTCCTCTTCAGACCTAGCCTTAAACTCATCTTTGAGTTCAAGTTCTAATCTTGCTTTCTCTTCAGTTGATTCTTTTATGATGTGTAGCAACTCATTGTATCTAATTGCTTTAACATCAATTTGTTCTTTACTAAGATTCATCGTTAACCTCCTCATCGTAGTAATCGTTTTGTAAAAGTTGTTCTCGCATGAGAACTCTAAGTTGATATGTACTTAGGAACATTAGCTTGATCCTGGAGATGAAGCCTGATGATAACTCATCAAGTAGCATAGCTTTGTCCATCTCCATTATCTGATCGTTTATCAAGTCAAGAGCAAAATTACTCATCACTTCCTCCTTTTTCATTGTTGTTAAATTCATGCCAGTTGTTATCAAGATCTTCTAGTATTTCATCTAGTTCTTTTTG